AAGCTAAAAGAGTGTAAATACTAGATAGGTTAATAGGTTGATTTATATTCCACTTACTTATGTTAAAGTGATCTTTCAATTTATTTGTACAAGTTAATAGTACATCTTTACCTATAAAGTTAGGTCTAGTAATTATATCAAAATGTACTTCAATATTTACTATAAAAGCATCTTTAAAATTAACTGAATCAGTTAATACCATGTACTCTGCTAAATACTTCTTCAAGTTGTTTTTTAAGCCATTAGAAGATACGACAAGGTTTTTATTATAATCATAAGCTAGAGTATATATTGATAGTGATAGTGGATTACTATCTATAATGCTATCTGTTTTTAAATTAGGATTAGTTAATTCATCCTGAACTACATGTACTTTTGCAATAGATCCATACTTAGCTGGCATTGATAAACATCTAACTGCATAATCCTGTAAAGTTACAGCTCTTCCTTGTTCATTAAACGCTCTTAAAGAATTCTGTCTTAATTCATCAACTGTATCTCCATCTCTACCTCCATCTGCTGCTAATGGGTTATTAAAAGTTAATGTAGTAGTATCTCCTATTGGTGTTGATCCGAACCCTACTAAGGATGTTAAAGAGTTTGCAGGAATGTTTGCTGATACTCCTCCACCTACTAGATACTTAATTACTAATGTAGTACTAGAGGGTGCGAGACCGTATGCTTGTGTTGATAGGAAGTTAGAGGGATCATATGCATATGTTAACCTATTAATACCTCCTGGTATTAATCCTAAACCTACATTGGTTGGATCTGGGGTAATTACTGTGTCATCTTGTCCTGCTACACCGGATCCGAATTGAATTTGTAGTTGACCTGTAGATGAGAATCTAGTTACATACCTTCTAGGAACTCTTTGTAGAGTTAGTAGGTATGGAACAATTCCTTTATCTGTAGAACTATTTACATCATCTATAAAAACTGTATCTTGCCCTAAAAAAGGAACTTCGTACCAGGGCACATCTCCGTTTTGCTCTGTTACAGACAGTACCCCGATAATGTTTGTATCATCTATTGTTATTGTCTTAAATTTTTCTACAGAAGTAATTACCTCTGTTAATGTTTTTACCTCCCCTGAGTATGCTTTTACTGTCTTAGTTAATCTGTACTGAACAGGTTCCCCTTGTCCATCTAAATTCTCAACAGTAACTAATGTATCATCGTAAGAGCTTGAGAAATTAAAATTAATAGGTTTATTTATATAGAAATTTACCTGTCCTGCTGATGTTGTTTTTAATCTAGTATTAGCAGGTATCTGTAGGGCTTGAGTCCAGTCTGGGCCTCTAAAAGCTGGTCCTGATGTAGAGATTGCATCTACTAGGTGAGAGACCTCTACATCTACTTCTGATGCTGTAGTAATCTTCGGTCTATACCCCATCATATAAGCAAGATTAAATAAATTTGCAGGGTTTTTAGCGTGTTGAATGTATGTTTCTTGAAGTTGGGTATCTTGATAGAAAGATAAAATATCTCCTACATAAGCTGCCATTTCTATAAACATCATTCCGGGGGAGGAGGGAGTAAAATCGTTGTAGGAGTCTGGGAAGTAATTTTTTGCGTATTCGATTAACTGTGATCTAAAATCACTAAAATCCCTATTTACATATTTTATATCTCTATCTTGAGCCATTACTGTTGAAAGTTTATTAACAATTCGTCTTGTATATTTGTATAATCTATAGAGTATTTCATATAGATTGTAATAGTATTGGAGTCTGTGGATTCTGTTACATTTAGTGCTTCTACGTTAACGTTATTAAACCAGTCTTGTATACCTGATCTGATAACCGATGCTATTGTGTCTTTAACTTCTAGTGTCATTTGCTCAAATAGCAATGATCTTAAATTAGCCCCGAAATTTGGATTTAAAAATCTTTCTCCTTTATTTGTTAGTAAAAAGTTAATTAAATTTGACTTCAGTGCATCTTGAGATGTATATGTAGATAGAAAGACAGCTCTAGAAGAGAAAGGTATACTAACTCCTATTGCTTTTCTAGGTTGTAAATCTAAAGGATTTATTTTTGCTATATTAAATGCCATTATGCCCCAAATCTTTCTTTATCTTTCTGTACTGATGCTTTATATATTGCTCCTGCGTTTTTAATGAAATCTAATTGAGATAGATCTATTCCTGGTTCAGGACCTTGACTGTATCCGGTATAATCTCCTCCATCTATCATTGCAGAATTACCGCCTACTATATTCTGATATTCACCACTAGTCATATTATGTCTAGTTTCATTTAATAAATCCATAATAGGATCCCCTGTTGGTACTGGTCTTACTACTGGTGGTTTATAATTTTCGTATTTTGCTACGGTGCTTATAGGCGTTTTAACTGGTTTTATGTCTTCAGTAAGAATTAATTCTAATTCCTCTCGAACTGCTTCTTTTACTGCTTCTTTGATTAATCTTTTTAATAAGTCTAACTTCATATTAATAAATAGTTATGTTATGGTAATTGATTATCTATTCTAAATTTTATCTCATCTAATAGAACTTGTGTGTCTGAACTAAATGATGATTGTCCTTTAAGCACTACTATTCCTCTTTTATCTTTAGCTACAGCATACCTTTTTGGTGCGATTGCAGGTGAGTTAGGATCTTGTATTATTGCTAGTTCATATCCTTTATAGTAATAGTTTGGATCTAAAGGAGTTCCTTCTGATCCTGTATTCGCTTTAGGTTGTGCTTGTGCTACAATTCCTGGTAGATCTGGTGATTTTTTACTACATGCTTCTATTGCACTGTCTAATATACTTAGTCTTTGCTTAAGGCTTGTAATTGTTGAGGATACTGAAGATATTACCCCCATTATACCTTCTTTGTCTCCTTCTAAAGAATCAAGTAACTTGTTTAGTGTAATTAGTTTATCACTAAGTTTGGTTAATGCAGAGAAAGGAACTCCTTTTACAAGTGCTCCTGGATCTGGTACAAGTTGAAGGACGGTAGGTGTTGGTACGGATGTTATAGTTTTTATCGCTATTTTAGCAGCAGTAATTGCTGGTCCTAGTTTATCTGCTAGAGATTTAAAGGTCTTTAATCTCTTCTCTAATCCGTTTATAGCTTTTAATAAATTATCCCTAATCTTAATAATCTTTCTTAATTCCTTATCAGGAGGACATTGATTAGCAAATTTCGCAACAATTTCAAGAACTCTATCCTGCACTTGTGTGGTTAATTTCCCTTGAAGAGCTCCTACTTGTCTTGCTACTAGTCCTGCTAGTTGTGATTTTAATGCCATTATTCTGTAAATACTTTCTTAGATTGGAATCTTTTAATCTGTGTTCTTAAGGATTCTACTGAAGCTTTTAGGGAAGGTCCTGAAGAGTTTAACTGTGTTACTGGTACCCCTAGAGCAGAAGCAGAAGTCATAGCGCTCGCTACTGCCTCTAAACTACTTAACAGTACTTTTAACCAATTCTCCATCTGCTTTCCTAAAATAACAGGCTCTCTTTGACCTCCCCCAGAAGTTCTTGCTTTTTTTCCAAGGTATATTATTTTAGCGTCTACACAGAAATAGTCTGTAGCATCAAAGTTTAAGGTGTTAGCGTTTAATCCTATAGAGTTTTTAGCAGAAATAAATGCACTTTCTTCTTTAGCATTAAAATAAAGTCTTCCTCCATTTACTACTACTTGATTTCCTTTATATTGATTAGAGGTTGGTGGTTGAGTATTATATGAATCTCTTTTTTTATTTATAGGTGTAATAGGGAGTTTATGGTCCGATACTAGGTAAATAGAGTTGAAATCTTTATCTATATCTTCTAATATTAAGTCATTTCCGTTATCAGTCTCTATTTGTCCATTACTGATAATAGTAATAGGTTTTCCGTTATTACTATCATCTATTATTCCTGGTTTCAATCCTTTATTTCCTCCAAACCTAATAGATTGTCCTAATCTTCCTTCTAAGATTGTATCTCCTGGGTTTGCTTGAAGGGGGTTAATTGTTGATTGCTCTTCTACTCCTGCTAGAAGGTTATTTCTCCATTCAGGTTGTTTAGTGTCTGGAGCAGCATTATGATGTGGGTGATTCCATATAGGGACTATACTTGTCCAATACTTCGTAGTTGTACCGGGTTTTGCTCCTTCCCCAGCAGCAGGTTTAGATTGTAACTCTACAATCTCTCCCTCCATAGGGATTACTCTAATACTAACATCTCCTTGATAAGCAAAAGCTAACCCTTCAGTTGTATCTTCATTTGCTCCTTTCCCAGGTATTCTGTAAAATACTCCGTTTATCATAGAAGCATCTTTACATTTAGGATCATCTATATTAAGTACGATAGAAACTACTCTACCGTATTGTGAGGAGTTTGCAGCTTTACTCTTAGCTGCTGGTGCAGAAGCTTTACTAGACCCTAAATGTGATTTAAACGCCATTACTCTTCTTCTTTTTTATCTAGATCTCTTCCTAATTCCTGACTCTGTTCCATTAGTCTAGCAAGCTCTTCTGGGTTAAAGAAATCTACTACCTCTTTTCCTCCACTTGATTCTAGTCTTTGAACTAAAGCAACCATTTTAATTAAGTGTTCATCATTCTTTACTCCAACTTCTAGATATTCTTTTATCATAGGAACAACTAAAGTTGCATCTCCTATATTCTCTACAAGGGGTTTTAGTTCACCAATAAGAGCGTTAATTTGCTTCTCTTTATTCTTAGAATTATCGTAGATTTCTTTTAAAACATCAGAAACAGTTTTTTTTCCAAATATTGTTGTATCTAATCCCATGGTCTATTTATTTTATAAATATCTTAGTATACACTATTGAATAGCATATCCTGCTTCTTGATAGGTATTATATACTTTATAGAACTCTTCTTTAAGTTTTGATACTACTCTAGTAAGGGTAGGAGTTTCACAATCAGTCATCTCTCTGATATAGATATAGAGTGCTTTCTTTCTAAAAATCTCTAGATCATGACGAGATTTAAAGAGTGTTAATACTGCATCTGCTACTTT